CTGTGACTTGATTCTTCAAGTTGCGGCCGAAGCAGATGAGATTGAGGGGGTGGCAATAGAGAGCTCCAACACCAAGTTGATCAACCTGATGCGAACAAAGAAAGTCTTCTTAGCAAAGTTGCGGAAGGATGCCCAACTTGCCCTTTCAGCAATACCTGAAGAAAGGCATGAACCGTTCTGTGTATACCTTTATGGTGTGTCAGGACAGGGCAAATCTGGACTCAACAAACTGCTACGAGGTTTTCTTTACCGCGAGTACATCCAGGGAGACCCGGAGTACGACCTGAAGACATGTTTTCACGCTAGAAAGACCATCAATGATTTCTGGGAAGGCTACAGGGGACAACCAATCGTGGAGTATGATGATATATTCCAAGCGAAAGATACCCTAGCCAAACCCAACATGGAGATACAAGAGATAATCAGTGCAGCTAACTGCGCTCCTTATCCCTTGCACATGGCCTCCATGGAGACGAAGGCAAATACCTACTTCACCTCCGATTTCATTGTTGCTACTTCTAACGTGAAGACACCACAACCCGTGTCTATCGCTCAACCATCAGCCTTGCACCGTCGTTGGCAGATGACGGTCGTCATCTCTGCGAAAGACGAATTCTTGATGACTCTGAAGGGCAAGAAGGGCAGTTCGGACTACGAAAGTGTCGTAGATCCCGCTAAGGTTCGCGCCTATCAGCAAAAGCATGGTAAGAAAGAACGTTGTTTCGAGCCGGATATTTACGAGGTGACAGAATACAACATGTCAACTGGTCTTCCGGCCGGCCCTGCGATCGATATTACCACGTTTATGTGCAGACTCAAGGATAGAATAGACGAGAAGCGCGCTTTCAACGTCGGCTTTGATGAGGACATTCTCGAAATTCTCGGCCTGCAGGAAGAGAATGATGGAGTGCCACCGATAGTGGACGAGTTGCGTGCTGCCGCGAAGGTTGCGACGGCTCAGGGTGGACCGGAGGTGTCTAGGGACACACCCGAACCAAGTGCACCTGCTTGTGCATATGGTGAGGGGTGTGTCGCTAGACGCTTCTTGTCCGAAGAGGAACTGACGGAAATCGACGATTTCGGGGTGCCTACCGGAGATCACACTGTTTGCTCAATGTTCTACACAGAGCGAGATAGCTTCAGTGCGAAATTCGATAAGTACTTCGGATACGTCAAGGAGTGTGCGGCGACGGTCCGCGATAAGTTTTCTGATGCATGGCATGCCATGAAAGAAATATTTGTCGAGAACCGTGTGCTCGTGGGTATAGCCATAACCACGATAACCGCTACACTCGGACTTACCGGACTCTACTTCCGCCTTCTACGCTCAAACTGTCCGTTGAAGAACACCACTAGTGTCGACGAACTGGAAGGATTCTACGGATGCGAAGAGATGAAGAAGGACAACTGCGACTACTGTCGCATTCTGGACGTGACAAAGTGGGTGGAAACCGAGGAGGGTTTGCGTTCGCGCCACTTGCCTGGGACTTACTCCCATGCACGTGGACTGACGCAGGTCTGCCTCGACAACTACTTCATTTTCGATGAAGAGGACATCGCCCGGCTTACCAAGCTGAACAAAGAAGCTCATAAGAGAGAGATAGCCAATGCTGGCTACTTTGCAGCAAGGAAAGTCTGGTGGGTGGAGGATTTGCTCGTCTACGGTGTAGCACGGGGACTCATTACGCAGGAAGAGATGGATAAAGCTATGAGAACCATAGAAACCCATCGTCTCATCCTGAGTAACTCGTGCTCATGCGTAGATGCGAATGCTCACTCTCGGAATGAAGGTAGTAAACCACCCGCAAAGACTACAGTTGCACACTCCAATGTAACTAAGACAAAGACAGCCGCAAAACCCATGGTTGCACACGGTCCGCCCTACAAGTTCTTAGCAAGGAGTGATGACACTGTCGCAAAGGAACAGGTTCGGAAAGTGCAGGCGAACAACCAGGTTCAATTGTGCTTTCAAAAGAGTCGAGATGGAAAAACTTTCTACACATACGGAGCAGGAACCTTCGTGCAAGGAAAAGTTCTAATGTGTACTTACCATCAAACTCTGGATGTCGAATCGATTCATGTGCGCGGTGCCAGTGGGCTTGAATGGAGCAAGTATGAGACGAAAGACCTTAAAATCACTCGTCTCGAATCTCTAGGACGTCCCACTGACATCTGTCTCATTACTTTCGAGAGGGAGGCAACTCGGCCATCTATTGTGAAGTACTTCATTGATAAGCAAAACGCCGCGATCTTGAATCGCGTGGATTGTATACTCTTTGGAGTGCGACACTTACGCAACGATGACCGACCAACCTACTTCAGCGACAGTACTTCTATGTGCCAACTCGAAGGACAGACCGTTGAGTACAAGGATTCCCGCCAGGAGACCTTTGTACTGCCGACTAGTTTTAGCTACAGCTTGATTACCAAGCCTGGCGACTGCGGAGCGCTATTGGCTGTGCGTTCAAACACAACCAACAGCAAACTGGCAGGCATGCATGTTTGCGGTACGAGCACAGACGGCTACTCCAACATCATCACAAAGGAGTTGCTCATGCAAGGACTGAAACAGCATAACGCCAAGCTGCGGCACTCAGTTGATGGTGCGTGTCCAATGGCCCACAATGGTGTGGAATTTTTCCACACCATGGAGCCAGTGGACATACCTCGACTGGGTGATGCAGTGGTCCTGGGAGAAGTTCAAGAACCCAGGAGGGCAATCAAGACGGAGTTACAACCCTCACTCATTCACGGAGAGATCGCGACACCGATCACGAAACCTGCTCACTTGAGTACCTTCACGTCAAATGGCGAGCAAGTTGATCCAATGGAAAAAGGCTTCAAAAAGGTCCTCGCAGTACAGAAACCAATGAAGGTGTCTGAGTCGTCGATTAGGCGTGCTGTCCAGGATGTTAAGAATGTACATTCTGTCATCCCAGACGGCGCGATTACTCGACTTCTCACACTTGAGGAATCTGTGTGGGGAAATGAAGAGGCTGGAATCAACGAACTCAACCGCAAGACGTCTCCAGGTTATCCCTATGTTCTCTGGAACAAAGAACCTGGAAAGAAGACTTGGCTGGGTAGTGGAGACGAGAAGTTCATCTCTGCCGAACTCCAACGCGATGTTGAAGAACTTGAGAGTCACATCAAGGAGGGTCGTCGCGGAAATGCCGCGTACGTTGCAACCCTCAAAGATGAGAGAAGACCCATAGAGAAGGTGGACGCTGGTAAGACACGCGTCTTCGCTGCAGCGCCGATGACCCTTTCCATCTTGGTCAGGAAATACTTTGGCGCCTTTGTGGGAGCTCTCACTCTCAACAAGATCAACAACGAAGTTGGAGTGGGCACGAATGTGTACAGTCCGGATTGGAACAAAACCGGCGAACACCTGAGATCGAAAGGTGATAAGGTGATCGCTGGAGATTTCTCCAATTTTGACGGCAGTCTACGTCAGGACCTCCTCTGGGAAGTCTTTGATGTCATGAATGACTGGTACGCAGATGACTACTCGACCGAGCGGACAGTGCTTTTTGACATGATTTGCAACGCAGACATCGTGTACAAGAATATGCTCGTCAGGCTCACTCACTCTCAACCATCCGGTAACCCCCTCACGGTGATAATCAACTCCATCTTCAACCAGATCGTGATGCGCATTGCGTACTATGAACTGGTTGAGGGTAAGGGTGGTTTTCGCTCACAGGTGTCCCTTCAGTGTTATGGTGACGATAATGTTCTCAACATCTCGGATGAAGTGATTGATCAATACAATCAATTGACTATCACCGAGGTGCTGAAGAACATCGGACTTACCTATACTGATGAAGGGAAGACCGGTGAGATGGTTAAATACCGGACGCTCAGTGACATTCGTTACCTCAAGCGCAACTTCCACATGACTCCAGCTGGGACGTATGAGGGACAGCTTCCAATGGAAGTTGTTCTTGATATGACCAATTGGGTCAGGGGGACAGATGTGCATGCGGCAACTCGTGAGAATCTTGAGTCAACCTACAGCGAGCTGTGCTTGTTCTCTGAGGAAGAGTACAAAGCGATAACACATCGCATTCAACGTGCAGCAAGTCTCGCTGGAGTCTATACTCAAGTGCCTGAGTACCATGAACACCGACGGAAGGTAGCAGACCTCATCTGCTGGTGAGAGAGGCAACTCACCTAAAACAAAGCTAACCTCCTCACTTTTGTGGGGCCCTGACCTTTCTCAACCACGAGGCTCGAGGGATTTGTTCTAAGGGGCAAATTCCCCAAGTCTCGTGGTCGGGTCTGCGGGGTGGCGCTCCCCGTGGGGCGTAAATGGGTGTTCTCCTCCGGCTCACACCCGTGCGTCGTTCGCGCTAAACTCCTGCAGCGGTCGATGGCGCATAATCCCTAAAGGCCATCGTGACGATCACTGGAAAGAACCTTCGCAGTGCTATTTAGCACGGGGCGCGAAGTAAATATGCCCTGGGTTGCTTCGGTGTTTAACAAGCCCGAACGTAAAACTACTCATGTTTCTGAATCTCAAACCGAAAGTAAAGTACCTATTACAGATCTGACAAGTGTTCAAGAGGCGCAGGGAGAGGTGGAAATTAGACCATCTGCCACTGTTCAGGAAGCATCAGAGGTGTGGATTCCCCCACAACTTCTGAATGTTCTGGAGCGTGAAGTACGTCTAAAGACATCTGAATGGACTTCCCAAGATGTTGTCGTCCCTCTCCATACGCCTTTTGAAGCGTATAATAGTAATGCCACGTTCTACAAGGATGAGTTTTTGTTCCCCGAGGCGATCTTTTTGCAATCCACACAGATTGTTGATAAGATTAACAACTATCAGTATATGAAGGCGGATGTCGAGTTAACCATTCGTGTAAACGCAACGCGTTTCATGATGGGTTGTCTTATGGCAGTTTACACGCCCTTTTCATATGCTACTAGTCGTTTTCGCTCCGAGGCCAACGAAAACTTACCCTCGTTGTCGTCGTTTCCCCATGTGATATTAGATATTAAGAATAAATCTAGTGCTACGATTAAGATTCCGTTTGCTAGTGTGTATGATAGTTATAATTTGTCTACGTCCGCAAACCCCTTCGGATCGATACGTATCTATGTTCTGTCTCCTCTTGTTGATGCTAGCTCTTCTACCCGCTGTACTTATACAGTAACGGCAAAGTTCCAAAATATCGAATTGGCAGTTCCAACATCACGGAATGGACCAATTCGTGCACAGGCGCACGCCGGGAAGGAGAGAACTCAGGGACCTGTAACCAGGATATCAGCGGAGATAACCAAGGTAGCAGCTGCTGTTGCTACCACGGGAATTCCCTACCTTTCAATAGGTGCTTTGGTCGTGGGATGGGTGTCTCGCTGTGTGAATGGGGTTGCCCAAATCTTCGGATGGTCAAAACCCAACATGGACGCGACACCTTCTCCCATGTTCAACGCTCCTGCGAGGGGAATGATGCATGGTGAAGGACCTGAAGAATCTCAGGCTTTAGCAATGATTCAGGACAATAAGATATGCAGTATGAACGTAACACCGGAAGTTCAAGATGAGATGGCTCTTGGATATATATTCAAACGCCCTAACATTTTTGATCGTAAGATCATTACGTTAGAAGAGTCACAACCCGACGCTCTTATCTATTCACATCCGGTTTCGCCCGCACAACCGTCGTATACGGATTCTTCTACCCTCACCCAAATTTGTTGTGGAGCTATGTATTACGCAACAGCTCTACACCGCCTTTGGAGAGGGGAATTGGAATTCACGTACCACATTGTGCGGTCGGAATTTCACACCGGTAGACTCATTGCAGTTTTCTTCCCAGAAACGGCCGTTCTTGATGTTCCGAAAACTCTAACCCAAGAGATGACGAATAACATCAATACGATATATCAACTGGAAGAAGCTAACAATGAGGGTACTGGTGCTGAGTTCGTTTTCACTGTACCGTATCAATCCAACCAACCCTGGAAGAGGACACTTTCTCTGCTGAATGGTGCCCCGGACATGTATTCGTTGAAAACAAGTACGGGGAGTGTCGGGATCTACTGTTTCACTGAAATTTTAGCTCCTGAGACTCTTGCCCAGCAGTATACGATTATTCCTTCAGTTAGAGGGACTAGTACGTATGAAGTCGCCAAGCCAGACCTCCAACTTATGGCCGGCTTCGGAAGTGCACCAACTCCAGACGATCCTTCAATTGTATTGGCAAACTATTTGACTAACATGTGGAGTGACGGATCGTTTGAGGTCTTTGATCTCAACGGCAACTATGCTCTTCGTGAAACTCTCGAAAATGGAGGGTTAACACGGTGGGCTGTGGATCCGAATTCCCTGCAAACGTATTTGCCTGGTGTTGTAGAACAACCATACATTGCACCAAATGGTACATACGCAGCAAGTGTTATAATAGTGTTTGACGACGCTGGTGTTGTAGCTCCTGATGTTTTCAATTTTACAATATCTGTCGTCGACAATGTCATACAAAGCGCACTCTCAGACCAATTGATTTCAAGTGCGGTTGAAGGTTTGGTGACGAGTTGGACTGTTACGCCCAACACGTCATCAACCTCTGCTCAAAGCGCGCCCTTAGACCAACAGGAAACAAGCGCGGTTGAGGGTGAGGACACAACTGGGATAACACCCGAAGTGCCCTCGCCTCCTTTGCAGGCAGAGGCCCATGGAGGTCCCGAAATGGAGGCATCCTCAGTGAATGAAGTTCGTAAGTCTACAGTCGGAGAGTACAATCTTTCATTAAGAACCCTAATGAAACGATTTAATAAGGTGTTGAGCATCGGTCCCGATGCTTTCCTATCTTATAACCCGATTGGACTGGCGAACTCCACTTCTGCGGATGCTTCCATTGCGGGGAGACGGACGATTGAATTTCAGGAAAATGCAAGTGGCGCGTATCTTCCTGAGACGATGTTTTCGGCCATCTCTTACCTCTACAGGTTCTATTCTGGTGGAACCAACCTTAAGGCTAATCTCCCGTGGCAGGCATTGTCTGAAGTGACGATGGATGCTACAAACGATTTGCAGGCGACTCAAGTTAAGTCGCTGGCACCCCAGTCGGGATACTTCCAGAACGGTATCCTGAACAACTCGCTTGCCGTCAATTTGCCATTCTACAACTCTCTTCGAGCTGGTGTAGTGGGCGGGAATAGTTTTGGTGAAACTATTCGTGCAGCGATTTCGTTGAAGGGGAATCCGGCTGCCGTCGATCTCTATGAGGCCGCGGCTGACGATTTCTCCTTCTTCTTCCTAGTGGGACCACCGCCAATGATCCCAGCTAGGAACTCCCCCCAAGTACCTGTAATCTCTGCAGTTACGCGAGGTCTTCAAACTTACAAGTAAGAAGATCAGCGTCGCTAGCATGAATTCGCCATACAGGTAGAAGTAATGTCATAGTACAGTGACTACTTCGTGTGTTGAACAGCTTTTCTCCACCCTTGGGCGGAGTTTTTGTTGCTTAAATTTT